TTTAAGGTAATAAGTTACATCATAGCGTTTCATTCTTCTTCCCCTTCTTCTTCATCTTGATAGTATTCAGGTCTTGGATCTTTATAAAAAGTAACTTTTAAATTACCATATACATCCCAATCCATTGACCAGTCCTTATGACCAAACTCTTCTTCGCAATATTCGTCTAATAAATCACTGTTATACATTTTCTTCCCTTTCCAATTCGTCTAAATATTCGTTAATGTATTCAATCTCAGGAAAATCTGTCCTGATTTCCTTTGTTCCATCATTCCAAGTTACTTCTAAAGCATAACTAACAATTTCCCTAGTAGGCATTTTCAATCTCCATAATCCTAAATTCATCGGCTTCATACATTGAATCAATATTGCCCTCGACAAATGCTTCATGCTCATCAGCAAAAAAATCTGTCAATGCGTCTAATGCTTGCGTGTATGTGTTAAAAATAGATGGAGATTCAACTCCATCCTTGTCAATCGTTGTCCAACAGTTAATCCAACCATTGCATAACGTATAGTGCTGAACTTCATACGGCATTTGCAACCCCCAACATTCTTAAATGTTTTACCTGTTTTATTTCTTGAAATGAAACATCTTCGATAACATATTCATCAACATGATCTCCTGATTGATCATCAGCAAAAATGATATCTTTTGCATCTTGAATTGTGTAAGCATCAATAATTCTTTCTTCATACACAAGGCATAGTTTTGTAAATCCAACTTTGTATCGATTCATTCATCTTCTCCTAGCAGTTATGATTACCCCAATGGCAATCCCAATGCCCAGTTAAGGGCATGAGGATTACTGCATTACGGTATTACTGGCAAACAACTGATGTCTTCATTTGACGTAAACAATGCACCACCATTATTGCCCTCGTCATCTGCACTACAAAAGAACCATGTTCCATCATTAGTTTGAAATGCAATCGATCTTGCAGTCCAACCTAAATCATTTGCTTCATCTTGGCTAAGATATCGCACTCGCATGATGCGTTTGTTAAGCAACAATGTCTTAGCCTTTTCAGTCCATATTTCTCCATAATCAGTCATACAAATTCCTTTTCATCGTATTCAATTTCCCAAACATGAGGATGTTCTTTGTTAATTTCAACAATTTTAAAATCCTCGCCATCGTTCAATACATCGCCAATTTTGAGATTAGCCATTTCTTCTTCATCAAGATAAAAATAAATTCTTTCATCTGCAAAAGAATCAAAATATGCTTCACATGGATGACCTTCTTCAGCAACACCAATCAAAACAGATGCACCATCGCCTAACCAATCGCAGTCGATAACAGTTTCATAGGCTTTAATTGTAATTTTCATACTTCACTCCAATCAAAAGGCAAAAGGGTTTGAGAAATTACTTCGTTATCTTTATCAAAAACAGTAATGTAAAATCGTTTTTCATCTTCTTCTTTGCGAATTAATACATAACCACCAGTCCTGATTACTTCATCATTTTCTTTGTCATAAACATCAAAATTGACACATACAGAACCATCATCAAGCGTATCAGGATTCACTTGTATTTCATCCATCTCAGCACTCTCTTTCTTCTTCAATAGCTTCGGATTCATAGTCATAATCAACAACATCCAATTTTTCGTTTAGGATTCGTTGATACCATTGGTCTAGGGCATCATTAACGCTGACTGCTTTGAATTGATAATGCCCAGTCGAACCATCAAACAGTCGGTAATAAAAGGTATATTTTTCTCTCATTACCAACTCGCTTGATAATAGAATGACCAATCATCAGATAAAGACAATACTTTCTCCAATCCCTTAACTGTATCTTCAAGGTCTTGCCAGTAATATTCATCAATCTCGGTTGAACCAAAAAAGAATCCTGATGATGGTGGAAGAATATCTCCATCCCTGTTGGTTAATGCATTGACACAATTTGCCAACAAAGTCTCAAGGTCTTGTCGTGGCACATAGTATTCTTTGCAATCGTCTTCACCCTCTTGAATGTTATCGACAATCCATTGGTGAATCATGTTTGCTTTTCTCCAATACATAGCGTCAATGGCTACTTCTTTAGGACAAAAGCTTGCACCCCTAAACTTCGATTCAAAATCAGGTTCTACTTCAACCAAGTCGGCAATCCTTTTAGCTATCTCTTTGTCTTGTTCACTATGCGACCAAAGATATCTCTTGGCAGTTAAATACATATCTAATCCCATTACATTCTCCTAGCAGTTAATCAAAGACATCCTCTCGGATGTTTCGACCTTTATGGTCTCATCAGTTTGATATTATTTGATACTCTTTTTTATTGAGATTCGTGATACGCACTAAGTCCTCACCAAGCTTGAATATGTTTCTCTTACCATGATATTCAACATACTGGAATGTATCAGCACTCACTCTTCCCTTACTTCTGAAAGTAAATGTCATAGGACTGGCAAATCGCACGATATCACCGTTCTTTAGCTTTACCTTAGCTTTACTAATCTGACTACGGCAGTTTGCTCTCCATATAGTCGAATTCTCATTTAAAGGGGGATACAAGGCATCCAGTTTGTCTAACAATCGTTTTGGTGCGTCATAGTAATACGGATGAACAGTCTCACCCATTTCCTTGTAGTAAGTCCATCCATCTCTATCTTTACGAGTAAGAATGACGATAGCTTCACTCAAAGAAATACCAGTCTTTTTATCTTGCCGACTGGCTATTCCATAAAGAGTAGAACCTTTCATGCTGACATCATGCAACGACCATATAAAGCTTTCATCTTCTCCTGAAAACTCGTTAATCAACATTTCTTTTACAGTTTTAAATCGGTTAATCTGACCAGTCCATCCCATGTTTAATACTCCTTAGTTAAAATTTTGATAGTGCGACCTTTGACTTTAGTCTCCAGTCTCTTTAGGTTATTCCATCCAAGATATTGCTCAACCCATTCGAAAGCTTCAATCTTTGTGGGTAGATGATGGAATGCCACCACTTGCAGATTCGTGTTGTAAATGATGGCATCCATGCTTTACTCCTTTCCTAGTATTTCTGATAGTGTTTTAAATACAGTCTCACGACTTCCCTTGAGTCCTAACTCCTCTTTAATGATGGAGTAGGCTGACCGACCATGACGCTTCATACCGAGCATTTCTAGTTTTAAAGCTTGACGCAAAGTGAGCAGTCTAAACATGGCTATTTGTTCTTCTTCATGCAACATGGCTATCTCACTCATATCAATACTCCTGAGTAAGCATAAGGACATCATCACAGAGGAAGAACTTGTATTTACCTAAAGGGCAGTCGGTATATTCGATTACTTTGGTAAGCATGAGATTATCGTCTCCATCTGTAACCATGATGATGGCACTACGACCATTTGCTTCACTTTCGAAAACATCCAACTCGATAGAGAGGAAGTATTCACGCTTAGTTAATTCATAAATCTCGGTAGAGCAGATATCCAAGAACCAGTAAGCATGAGCCTGACTGGCAAAGGATTCGACTCCATCCGTATGAACCATTTTAGAAAAGAGACTACTTTTGTGATACGCAGTAGTGCCATAAAAACCTGATAAATCGATTGTTTCCATTTAAAACTCCTAGCAGTTATTGAGTAAGACTGGCATCAAGCCAGTTTCGACCATTGAGGTCTCATCAGTTACCCTTAGTAACACTTAGCAAACGCTTCCCTATCATCGACTGGGTAGCCACTACGCAAAGCAAAGCAAGGGTAGAAGAACTTATCATCATTCATAATGCCAATTACATCATGCTTGAATGAATAGAGGTCATCTGTAGCGAGCATGGCATCTAGGTCTAGTGGATAGATGGTTGAGTGATAATTACCCAGTGAGATAGCGATATCAACTGCAAAATGCTCAGGTAATGATTGAGTAGTAGTAGCCATAAATCTATCAGCAATTTGAGTAATCTTAAGTAAGTCAGCCATTTGTTTCTCCTTTGTTGAGTAAGACAATCTCTCGATTGTTTCGACTATTGAAGTCTCATCAGTTACTCTGCAATTACTCCAGTCATTGTGTCGTGGATGAACATTTCATCTGCGTATGCTTCTTTAGCTTGAGTAAACAATTCAGGGAAAGCATGGAATAGCTTGTAAGCATTGGTGCTATCTGCCTTAGTGAAAGCACGAGATAGGTTATATGCGAATGAGCCTTGCATTTCCATGATGTTGCATGAATCGTAAGCTTGAGCCTTTTGTTTAGCAGTTAATATCATTTATTTCTCCTAGCAGTTGATTAAATTAAATATCACCTATTGATGATGATTAATTGTAATCGATAGTGATACTTGACTGTCAAGTGTTTTATGAAAATATTTTTATATTTATTTAAATGCTCTCAACATATGCAGTGCAAATGTTGTAATGGACTGGGATGATGCTTTATACTAGGGCATCAATGTTCTCGGAATATACCTATGAAAAAACTCACCAAGAAAGAAATTGCCGAAGGCATACAGTCCGTTCCCATAGAGAGAATAATACTAGGTGCTAATAGTAAGAATGGAATCAAACTTACCAAGAAGCAAAAAGAGTTTGCAGAGCAAGTAGTCGCAACTGGCAATAAGACTGAAGCTTACAAAAGAGCATACAATACCAATGGCAAGAGAACAACTGCTAGTCCACAAGCAAACAAGCTTTCCAAGAACGCCAATATCGCTACTTACATCAATGCCTTAAACGCACAGAAAGAGGTAGAGGAGTATCTTTTACCCACTCGTTTGAGAGCTTTAGCCATTCATAAGCTATCCAACATGGCACTCAATGACGAGCTTCCACCAGCACAACAACTCAAGGCACTCGAACTCGTAGGCAAGATGACTGAGGTTGCATTGTTTAGTGAGAGACGAGAGATAGTCCATACACTTGATAGCAATACACTCAAGGCAAAGCTAATGGATGCAGTCCAACTGGCAATAAAGAATAGCAAGACCATCCAAGCAAGGACTAAGAAGACTGCTCAAGAATTACTGGCTGAGTTATCTGCTGACGCTATTGATGTAGAGAGTAATGATGTAACCATGCATGATGATGCCAATAAAACTTCCAATTTATTCTACGAGAATAATTCGATTGATTCTAAAGAGGATGGGGATGGGGTTCAAATTCCACTTTCTGACGACACCACGAGGGGGGATGCACCCATTTTCCAATCGCATGATGGGGAGCATTTGCATAGTATTCCCCACAATGAATCACCACTAGAAACACAACATATGCAGCTGCACATGTTGCAAGCTGTTGATTTAAATAAAGAAAATTTAAAAAATGTAGAGGGGGTACCCATGCAAAGAACAGATTGGGTAGAGAAATCTGCGTTTAGTCAAACACCCCCCATAACAAATTGGGTAGAAAAAGGGTAGGGGGGATATATTTTGGAAAATTACGAAGAATGGAAGAAAAGAATTGATATAGAGGTGGCTACCTTAGATCAAGCAATTGCGATATTAAAAACATTAAGAGATGCAACGGCTTTAAGTTCTTTTCCGTGTAGCAGTATAAATAAATTTAGGATTGCTAGGAAACAACCGAATGAGGATAAGAATGAATTTTGATGATGTTGAACAGTATCTACAGTATTTAGCTATTCATGATAGGAGAAGGTTAATGATTCTAATGGATAGGTTAAAGCATACGCTGATGCATGATGCTGCTTGGGAGGCTGCACAAGAATTAATTAGGAGAGTAAAGTGACGAAGGCACAGAAGGAAATCTTCCATGTGATTGAGGCTTATTGGAATAACTTTGGCTTTGGTCCTACTGTGGATGATGTGATGTTTATGACTGGAGATAAGGGGCGTGGTAATACGCATCGCAAAATGAAAATGTTAATAAAAATAGGGGTTTGTAAAGGAGACTTAAAGTATGCTCGTAGTATTCGCCCTGCGTATATTAAACTTAGGAATTTAAATGGATGAGCTGTTACAAATTATAAATATGTTGCCAGAGGAGGAGAGGGCACCATTGATGCCTTTGGCTACGGCTTATTCTGAGTCTTTGACTAGGGAAACTGGTCAGATAGATTTTATGACATTTGTACAGACGATGTGGCCAGGATTTATACATGGCGATCATCATGCGTTAATGGCAGCTAAATTTGAGGAGATTGCTAGTGGAAAAATTAAACGACTTATTATCAATATGCCTCCTCGGCATACTAAGTCTGAATTTGCTTCTTACCTGTTACCTGCTTGGTATTTGGGTAAATTCCCCAATAAGAAAATTATTCAATGCTCGAACACGGCAGAACTAGCTGTTGGGTTTGGTAGGAAGGTGAGGAACTTAGTTGATGGAGAAAATTATGGAAAAGTATTTCCCAATGTATCTCTTCGGTCGGATAGTAAAGCTGCTGGTCGTTGGTCCACCAATGCTAATGGTGAGTATTTTGCTATTGGTGTTGGTGGTACTGTTACTGGTAAGGGAGCTGATTTACTCATTATTGATGATCCTCATTCAGAACAGGAAGCTGCGTTGGCAGCAGGAGATCCTGCGGTTTTTGATAAGGTTTATGAATGGTATACGTCAGGTCCACGTCAGCGTTTACAACCTGGTGGTTCGATTGTTGTAGTGATGACTCGCTGGTCAAAGAGAGATTTGACTGGCAAAATCTGTCAGGCGATGATTGACCGAGATGGCGATGAATGGGAAATTATCAGCCTTCCAGCGATTAAGCGAAATGAAAAACCATTATGGCCAGAGTTCTGGAGTTACGATGAACTGTGTAAGCTACGGATTGAATTACCTTTATCCAAATGGCAAGCTCAGTATCAGCAAGATCCAACAAGTGAAGAAGGTGCGATTGTTAAAAGAGAGTGGTGGCAAGTGTGGGAAAAGGAGACACCACCTCCATGTCACTATATAATCCAGTCATGGGATACGGCATTTACAAAAAGTGAACGAGCCGACTATTCAGCCTGTACAACTTGGGGAGTATTTTATTTAAATGAAAACGAGCAAGACCCACATATTATTTTATTGGATGCACTTAAAGAACGTATGGAGTTCCCCACTCTTAAGGAGAGAGCCTACGAGATGTACAAGGATTGGCAACCTGACAGCTTTATTGTTGAAGCGAAAGCGTCTGGTGCTCCCCTTATATTTGAGCTTAGACGAATGGGAATACCTGTTCAAGAGTTTACACCGACTAGGGGAAACGATAAAATATCTAGGGTTAATAGCGTATCAGATTTGTTTGCTAGTGGTAAGGTATGGGCACCAAGAAAAAGATGGGCTGAAGAAGTCGTAGAAGAGCTGGCAGCATTTCCAAACTCAGATCACGATGACTTGGTAGACTCAACCACACAAGCTTTGTTAAGATTCAGAAGAGGTGGATTTATCACTTTACAGAGTGATGAGCCAGATGAGCCTAAAGAATTTAGGCGTAAACGTGCATATTATTAAGGATTCATATGTCAATAGATAAAGCCCTGTATCAAGCTCCACAAGGTTTAGCAGCCATCGATGGACCAGATGTTGAAATTGAGATTGTCGATCCAGAAGAAGTAGACCTTAAGATGGATGGCGTAGAAATTGAAATTGGTGGTGAGTCTATTGAAGACTTTGACGCTAATTTGGCGGAATATGTTCCTGAATCGGTCTTAACGCAAATCGCTGGTGATCTCATGGGAGATTTTCAGTCCGACATTGATTCTCGTAAAGACTGGATACAGACTTATGTGGATGGCTTAGAATTACTAGGCTTAAAGATTGAAGAACGCTCAGAGCCGTGGGAAGGTGCTTGTGGAGTTTACCATCCTGTATTGGCAGAAGCGGTGATTAAGTTTCAGTCTGAGACGATTATGGAAACATTTCCAGCAAGTGGTCCTGTTAAGGGTGAGATAGTTGGTAAAGAAACCCAAGACAAAAAAGATGCAATGGGTAGAGTGGTAGAAGACATGAACCATCAGCTGGTGGATGTGATGCAAGAATATCGCCCAGAACATGAACGTATGCTCTGGGGAGTAGGACTTTCAGGTAATGGATTTAAAAAA